CACAAACAGATTTCACGCTCAATCTCACGACGAGTCATGAGACCTTTCCATTGCTTACCGCCAGCATATGTCCAGCGACGTAGCTGATCACATGCGCCTTTGATATCGCCCTGGTTTATTTTGCGAAGAAGCGTCGATGTTCTGAAATTGCCAGCACCCACGTTGTAAACGAATGAATAAAGAGCGCCGCGCATTGTTTCCGGTATATCGACTTTGATGTACGGGTTAATTTGTCTGGCGACCGTGGCAAGGTCTTTATTCAGGAGGGCTTTGCATTCTGCTTTGGTATACGTTTTACCGAGCATGATGTCTTTTCCTGTATGCCCGTGACATACAGTCCATACACCAACAATATCTTTGTATGGTATGTAGCTGACACCTTCCAGACCATCGTTACCACTTGGGCCAGTAATTAACACTGATGCTATAGCAATTGCTCCGCCACCAATAGCAGCAGCAACGGCTTTTCGTAATGATGGAGGCATTATTCACCTCTCGCAGCCTTGCGCTTATCTTCTTTAATCTTGAAATAAAGGTTTGTCAGGTACGTCAGCAGGCCAAATACCAGGCTACCCAGCACACCTATTGCTGCCCACTGTGAGGGCGTGACTTTATCGAGCAGCTGTAAAAACCAGTAACCGGCACTACCTGCTGAGGTGCCATAGGCGACACCCGTTGTTAACTTATCCATGGATTTCATAACCCCACCTCGCAGACAAAGCGGGTGTAAATTGAGGGAATACAACGTATCGCAAAAAAGCAGAAACGTAACAGACTCGGAGTCAGTGAATAACTCAGGTATTGAGTTATCAGCTAATATCGAGACTCAAAAAATGGAAAAACCAGCTCGACGGCGGGTTTAAGCTGTGTGACGAAGTAACCACTCTTAACAGCATAACCAATTTTTTACGTACGTAAACCACTGAATGATATTTATGAGAATGCTACCGAGTGTTCAAAACACCACCACAAATACATAAGAAAACCTCAACAAATAACCAATAAATAATTTCAGACGTTATTTTTAGTTGATTTAAATTAAACTGATGAATTATAGAACCTCCATAAATAACAACCATTAATATAAATTAGCTAATAGGTTTATTTTTGTTCAAATAAGAGCCATAAATAGGTTTCGATAGAAAAAGTTCAGATAAAAATAGAGATCTACTTCACAAATTAAATGAGAAACTAAAACTTACATCTTGAAATAATCACATTGATTAGATGAATATTTATCGCGCAGTGACATCATTTTTTAATAATAGTTCAAAAAAAAGGGCTCACGATGAAAAAATTAACAGTGGCAATTTCTGCTGTAGCTGCATCAGTACTGATGGCGATGTCTGCTCAGGCAGCTGAAATTTATAATAAAGACAGTAACAAGCTGGATCTGTACGGGAAAGTTAATGCCAAGCACTACTTCTCCTCTAATGATGCAGATGATGGTGATACTACTTATGCCCGTCTTGGCTTCAAAGGTGAAACCCAAATCAACGATCAACTGACTGGTTTCGGTCAGTGGGAATATGAATTCAAAGGCAACCGCGCTGAATCTCAAGGTTCCTCCAAAGACAAAACCCGTCTTGCATTTGCAGGCCTGAAATTCGGTGACTACGGCTCAATCGATTACGGCCGTAACTACGGTGTAGCATACGACATCGGTGCGTGGACTGACGTTCTGCCAGAATTCGGTGGCGATACCTGGACCCAAACAGATGTGTTCATGACTGGTCGCACCACTGGTGTTGCAACCTATCGTAACAACGACTTCTTTGGTCTGGTTGATGGTCTGAACTTTGCTGCTCAGTACCAAGGCAAAAACGATCGTAGCGATTTCGATAACTACACTGAAGGTAACGGTGATGGCTTCGGTTTCTCTGCTACCTATGAATACGAAGGATTCGGTATCGGTGCAACTTATGCGAAATCTGATCGTACCGACACTCAAGTTAATGCAGGGAAAGTTCTTCCTGAAGTATTTGCTTCCGGTAAAAATGCAGAAGTTTGGGCCGCAGGTCTGAAATATGACGCTAACAACATTTACCTGGCCACTACCTATTCTGAAACCCAGAATATGACTGTATTTGCTGATCACTTCGTTGCTAATAAAGCCCAAAACTTCGAAGCTGTTGCACAATATCAGTTCGATTTCGGTCTGCGTCCGTCCGTTGCTTACCTGCAATCTAAAGGTAAAGATCTTGGAGTATGGGGCGATCAGGACTTAGTCAAATATGTTGATGTAGGTGCAACCTATTACTTCAACAAAAATATGTCTACTTTCGTTGATTACAAAATCAACCTGCTTGACAAAAATGACTTCACTAAAGCACTCGGTGTAAGCACTGATGACATCGTTGCTGTAGGTCTGGTTTACCAGTTCTAATCTGATTACGAAAAAGATATGTTGCGGGAGGCGTTGCCTCCCCAACATATAAGTGGCTCCCTCAAGCCACTTCCTTTAGAAGCACAACCTTGCTTCTAACTATATAAACCTTCTGTTATATATTACCCTTTATTTTTGGGGGCGTCTCAACGCCCCATTTTTAATAATTTTTAGTAAACAATTGGCATATTAATTAGAGTTATTAACAACGATATCCATCTCTAACCGGATATCTAATGCCATTAACATCCCTTCAATTATGCCCTCAGCCTTCTGTAACCTTTTCCCGATATAACCATCAGAGCAGCAATGCTTACCTGCCAGTGACATGAATGTCATACCGACTACATAATAATCTACTAATAAATCGTGCAAATCGCTGTTGTTCTTTTTCAGACGGGCCATGCACCCGCAAATAATCATCGCGTCATCGTCACAACATTGCGGGCGAGATTTTACTTTTGAAGTAATTAATCCCTTAAAACCGGCGGCAATGGACGACCAGGTCACATCTTCATGATTATTAGCCGCCCACGCTCCCCAACGCTCAAGAACCATCTGAATATCACGCATCAACTTACTCCACAAAAATCAGACCAGAACGCCAATTACAAGCAAAAATCAACAAAACAGTATTAGTTGATTGTTATCTCTGACTTCATACTCCTGCTCCTGTCAGGGTTTTGGCGTAATTCTTCAGTATTCGGTAATCGGTCAAAACAGAACCGGGGAAACGATATAAGCGCAGATGCCCCCAGCGGTGGCGAAGAAGTTCTGCCATATAAAACTCAAACATCATTCATTCCCCATTTCGGTGATGGTCAGTTCCAGCCTCCCACCTTTGGTAACAGGCATCTTCACAACGCGGTAATCAACGACCTGAGCATCATCCAGCCAGAAACCTGCTTTGGTGAGTGCGTCAAAAGCGGCTTTTTGCAGATTATCCAGGTCACGGCGACGGCGATCCGGCATGTGGCACTCAATACGGATTTTCACTGGCATAGCCAGGCCGATATCCAGCATTGCGTTTTTAATGATTCGGGTGACGTTATCGCGGTATGCCTGCCCTTCTGCGCTGATGTGCGTGCGCCCGCGATTATGGCGGTAATAGCGATTATTGCTCGGAGGCCAGGGTAATGTGATGCTGTAGGTATTCACGCCTTAATAACCCCCTCTTTCAGCCAGATAACCTGTGTTCTCGCCATACCTTCCAGCGCGCATTCTTTTGCATATGCAGCATCGACAAAATGTGTGCGGCGGTCGATTTCGTCGTGGCAGGCAGAACATGCAATGGTGGCAATCAGGTCTGGCGGTTTGATACCGGTACCGCACAATCCAGCCAGCCGGATATGTGCCAGTACAGACGTTTCAGAATTGCCATTACATACGCCAGGGATTCTTACCTGGCATTCCCGACCACGCGCTGCTTTTCTCAAATCAGCCATGATTCCTCCTTGCTGCCAGTCGCAACCATTTTTTATCAACCAGGCTAGCGGTATATCCGAGCAGTGTTGGTATTTCGGATGGCTTCGGCTCAGGCTTACGCTTACGACGATTTGATACTCTGTAGATGTGTCCGTTCATGACACGAATAAGCGGTGTAGCCATTACGCCTCCTGCTTGTCACGGAGCAGCTGGAACTCGCAGCTCTGCGGAATAGTCAGGTGGCAGCCAATATTCACCGCCCAGGCTTCAACCTTACACAGGAAGACATACATCTCTCCGGTATCAAGATCGGAGGTATGGCGTAACGACTGGATAGTGGTGATATCACCGGTTACGACATCAACCAGGTCTTTGGTTTCATAACCGAGATATGTGTGTTTGAGAGCATCTTTTACCCAAGCTGGAGTGGCGAACGTTTTACCCCTGTTGATGAGGTATTCACTGATTTCGCTGTACCACATGTGGCTGAGTGCATTCTGGGAAAGACTGCGTTTCTCACGCCACGGTTTAAGCACCATGCGAAAGCATTTGCCCTCCTCCAGATAAGGCTGGATCTGCCGACCGATAGCGGTGAAGTTACCGCGATGTAATTTGATGCCATCTTGTGGGAGATTCACGCTTCACCTCCGCAGAGGTCAAACGCTGGATGCAAAAAATCGCAGGTGCATCTCTGCATCTGTGAAGGGAGAAGAGAGTTTGGATTGTATGTGCGCATAAACGTCCCCGTTTAGCGCAGAAGTCACCGGAGTTGTTCAGGCTCCGATGACATGATTATGGCAAAATGATTATGTAAAATCAAAAGCCAAAAAACAATTATGGTTTATTTTCTAGCTCTGATTTTTTGAAAGCTTCTATCAGACGATTAGCATCTTCTGTACCACCAGGAAGCACGTTTGATTTTTTAAGAATATACGGTGGGAACTTTGTGGTTAAATATTCATGCTTAAACCATCTACGAAACTCTGACAATGCAGAATCAGGATAGGCATTAATGATCTGAGGATTGGAACTTGCCTGAAGAAAATCTTCAGGGTAATAATGCTCACAGTCTACTCTTTCTCCAAATTCTGTTGCTAACCCCTTTGCTTTCCAGTGACGCGCCCAGCAAGAACCAACACTGCCATCAGGTACGGTATGCTGATTAATCGCTAATCCAGCATTGATGAGATCTACCATCATACCTGCAATTTCATTAAATATAATGAAATACCCATCAGGTATGGTTCCCTTATCTTTTAATAAAGATACTCTGTCATGGTAATGCCTCCACGGGTCCTCCGGTTGATATTTTAGCGCCTCGTATATAAATGTCTTGAGGCCTTTTTTAGCAAGCTCTCTGTAAGATCTAATTGCAGTCTCACTTTCTGCTTGTTTTGCTTCAAAGGCATAGTATTCAAGTATAGCCATGCATACAACATCTGGATAAGCATGGTACTCAACACCATTTCGAATTATTGGTATATAAAGTTTTTCATCTGTAAAACCTTCATTAAGAAGATATGTACCAATAAAAGTCATTCTTCCTTTTTTGAAAATACCGTTCTCAACGGATTGAGCCCACTCATCGGTAATTTCCTTGATTCGCAAACGCTGAACACCACAAACATTTGCCAACCCATTCTGAGTAAGGTACGGAATTCCGTTATCGAGTACCCCCATTTCTATACCGTTAATGACAGCCTCTTGCTTAACATCTAAGTCTAAAGGTATGGATCTGAGGGAGGTAGTTCTCTGTTGTGCCATTTTTGATCCTATCAATTTGAATTCATTGAAAAAATTAGGTGTTCCCTATGCATTAGAACACTCATCATAGTAACCCCACTCGTTTGTGAAAAAAACTAATTTCACAATCAGTTAACTCTCAAAATAACTGATATTCATACTCTCGCTATCCCATATATAGACATCCTTGTTTTAATACAACACTCATGGCTGGCGGCTATACTCCTAACAGATTTGACGCAAATACGGCAATACTCGACTCCACTTATCATCCTGCCACGGCTGAAGTTTTACATGTGCCGTTTCTCGGACGAGGATTGCTCGCGCTCTGTTGAGTATCTGGGGATATTCTTGCTCGATGGAAGTGAAGTGACCAGCTTCACCATGCTCCGCATCCTGAAGAAGATGAGTAACGTTCTGGTAGGCAATTAACATCACATTCCCTGCTCGCCATAACCAGGCGAGTGTGCAAAGTTCGTTATCAGTGAATTGTTTTGTGATTGGGGATTGTTGAACTGCTAGAACGAGAACGCCAGCATCCATTGGCAGTCCCTATAGTAAAACCATAGCTCAGGACGCTTCGTTCAGGATAGATAATTTTATTGTACTTACCTAACTTTCTTACTATAGCACGGTTGAAAAAGTGATTATTACTCAAAAATAAACCTCACCATCAACCATATATTTGAGAGTACTTATCGCCTGCTGGGCGGATATTGTTTTCATTAAAGGATAGTGTTTAAAAACAATGCCATTCATAAAATAGATATCACAGGTTTTATTATCTGTATTGATTATGATTTTTTCGAATGTTTTATAGGCAAGTGTACGACATAGCTCTCGCCCATTTTTACTGGTTAAGTCAATAGCATGAAAATCACCAAGTGAGCTCACCGCTTTACTCTTCAAAGTTTTTAATGATACAGAAGCCCTTCGTAATTCCTTATCTAATACTCTGATTTTTTCTGCTATAGCGGTAACTTCAGGCGCAACAGATAATGCAGCAATTAAATTATTAATTTTCATCTGGAGCTCAATAATTTTCAACTCTAAAGTTTCATTAGCATCTTTCTTGTTTTCAACTGGTTGGATTTTACTACAATTAAAAAGCAACTCATTAATGATATTATAATCAACCAAATCTCTCTTTATTGATGGCCTGTCACATCGATGCAGTCTTCTCATCGGACAAACATAATAGCCATGCAAACTTCCAGATACCGCATGAACAATCATGGTATTACCACAAGCCTCGCACTTCATAACTGTTCGAAGTAGATTTATCAACATAGGGTTTTTGCTACTATTGCTAATACCAAAAGGTGCCAACCGAATTTCCTGCACAGCGTAAAACAAATCATCTGATATGACTCTGGGATAATAGCCAGCGATTTCACTTATTCCTTTACCTCTTGCACGATATGAAGGTACGCATATACCTATCAGAGCTTTATTCGCTAATAATTTTTCAATTACAGAAGGTCCCCATGCACTTTCTTTTCCTGAGAAATTCTTTACAGCATGATCATTTAAATACTTGGCTATTGCATTCAATGAGCGCCTTTCCATCCTGAGTTTAAAAATTAGCTCAATAGTTTTCACCCTGTCGGGGTCTGGAACAAAAGCCGTTCTTTTGTCATCTAAGGAGAGCCATCTAGGACAAGACGCCGTCATAATCGTGCCTGACTCCAGTGCATCCTGCCGTTTTTTCTTCCATGATAATTTAACCCGACTTGACTTTATCTCGCTTTCTTCATTTGCCCTTTGTGCTATAAGTATGGCTTTTATTAATGAATATGGATCATTCAAAGAGTCAATATTATAGACTGTATTATCGCAAAGAGTTATAACATCAATACCGTGATTCAAAATCAATTTCAGACGCTCAATCGCTTCACCGACTTTTTCTCTTGAAAGTCTGTCCAGACTTTCAACTAACAATGTAGTTCCTGGCAATATATAACCATGCTCTATAGCATCTAAAAATTCCGAAAAAGCTCCTGATTGTGCATGCTTTCCTTTGAATGCACTTAATCCTAAATCTTCATATGTTATGGTATCAAGATAATAATCACTATTTACCTTTAACCATTCAGCAATAAGTCTTCTCTGTCGGTTTAATGAGTCGCCAGACATCTGACCTGGTGATGAAAATCGCATATATGCTATGGCTTTTTTCATGGTGACACCTGCTAACGTATGCTTTTATAAACCTTAGTGGTGAGATATAATTTTTGTTTAATTTTTATTTAAAAAGACAATTAAGGTCACATTATCTTGAATATACAACAATAATCGTATTGCAATTTTCTTACGCCATAATCTTGAAAGCACAAAAGAATACATAAAAAAATAAAGACATTAACAAAAAGCATAAAACGAGGCTCATATAAATATAAGAGCCTCCATATTTTAGTCGTTTAGAAACAAATTATTTTTAATGTGGTGTGCTTCGTGACAATAAATTAATAACCAACACACCGGCACAAATCAACATCATGCCTATAATGGCTGGCAGGTCCAGCCGTTGGCCGAAAAATCCCCATGACAGTAAGCTAATCAGGACAATACCGACTCCTGACCAGATAGCATAAGCAATCCCTGTAGGAATATAAGCCAGCGTCTGAGCTAATAACCAGAATGATGCACAATAACAAATAATTGTACCAACAGATGGCCATAACCGTGTAAAACCTTCTGAAAACTTCATTAAGGTTGTACCAATGACCTCTGCAAGTATTGCACCACCAAGATAAATATAAGGGTTCATAGCATATTCTTTCCTGTTCAAACTGGAGAGAATTGTACTACAGTTTGAAATCAACTCACCTGTTTCATCATTGTGTACCCATTGATGTTCTT